CTTGTGAACGTCGGTGCGGGCGACGTAGTACCTGGCCGTCGTGTTGAGTGCAATCGTCGGGGCGGATGCTGGGGCTACGATGCCGGCGTTCGTGGACGAGCCGGAGCCGGTCCAGCGCTTCGGCTGCACGCCACCGCCCTGTGCGATGATGACCTCGCCGTACCTGCCCTGAGCGCAGGAGATGGGCTTGCTCGCATTGAACCCGCTGGCAATCGTCGTCACGTCGGCGGCTCCCCTGCGAAGTCGTAGAACTTGCCGACATAACTGCTCTGCACCTGCCCGCTCGTCGGGGACAGGGATGGGTCAAGCGGGCTGGAGAGTGCCGTGCCGTAGGCTGGGGCATCGAGGGCAACGACCTGACCGGATGCGTTCAGCACCAGCAGTTTGGCGGACGTGCTGGTGACGTATGGGTAGCAGTCCCGCGATTCGGGTGCGGATGCCGCCGTGAACGACACAGGCCGCATGCCTCCCCGAGTCGTCAACTGGCCCGGAACGACCGTCGTCAGGTTCGTCTGCTCGACGGCCGCTCCAGGAGGAATGACGTATGGGCTGGCGTTCGTGACCAGTCCTGCCCACTGACCAGCGGACATGGCTACACCCCCGTGTCCGCGCCGCTCGGTGAGTAGTACCCCAAGATGCGCGGCCCGCTGAGAACGACGCTGCCGTTGCGGGTGCCGCTGATGGGTGCGAGGGCATCCGCCTCAAACGCCAGCCGCAGGTCGCGGTTGTAGAGCGTGAGAGCCCCCTCCACGTTCTTTCCCATCATCCGGGCCACCCACACCTCTGCCCCAGACAGGATCGCCGTGAACATCGAGTCACTGGCGTCAACGTAGTCGGACACGACCGTCTTGGCACTGGCCGGCGGGGTGCCCAAGAGGCTCCCGGACACGCCGATGATCTCCTCCGCCGTGAATGGCCGCAGACCGGACGCTCCCTCCGGGAACGCCGTCGCCGTGCCGTATCGCTTGACCAAGCCCGTCTCCGTCAGCGAGCCGTCCCGGCAGGCGGTTTCGTATCCCATGTACCGCAGCGGCGTTGGCCGGCGGCGATAGGTGTAGGTGAACGTGAGCGACGTGTCGGGCTGGCCCACGATCTTGAGCATCCAGCGGTCGTACTTCGACGGGTGCTTCACGACCGTCCAGAAGAACGGGGCATTGACCTGCGGGAGCGCCACGTTGAGACGCTCCCATTCGGTCGGGGAGACGTACTTGACGCCCGACGGGCTGGTCAGGGGCGGGATGATCCCGTCCACGTTCCGGACGTTGGCCGGCAGCGTGTACTTGATGCCCGGCCCGGTGGTGCTGTCTGGGGCCGGGAGCGTGGCCGTCGTGACGTGCCAGTTCCAGTCGCGGGCGTTGCTCACGTCGCGGTAGGCGTGATGTGCCGCCGCCCGGAGCATGCGATGCTCGCTGTCCTGAGCCCCGCCCCCGACGGAGTTCATCAGATACTCCAGGATGTCTTGGGCGCAGTAGTACATCGCGAATCCTGGAGAGCCTGGAGTCAGCCCTTGAGAGACATCCGGAAGGTGGCCGTTCCGGCGTTGACGACAGCCACGACGAACGGCGCAGCAAACAGGGCATCCGGCATCGCGTATGCCTGCCCGGCTGCGATGGTCGTGGTGACGGCAGCACCGTCCGCGTTGATCTGGCGCGGGGTGGCCTCTGCATCAAACGCGACGTGCCAAGTGATCGTCGTGGCACTGGATACGGAGTCCACGATGATGACGCCGCCAGCGGACGCACCAAACGGGATCTTTGGGCTGGTGGACGCCGATGCGGTGGCGACGATGCTGCCAGTCACCGAGTTCAGTCGCTCGATCTTGTGGGGCATTACTTCTTCTTCCTTTTCCAGTGCGGAACGATCCGGTCCTTGACCTTCTCGATGGCCTCGCCCCGCTTGAGTTTCGGGTTCTGCTTCATCTCCTCGCGAACATGCTCACGCAGGATGCGGGGGTTGATGTCCACCTCCTTCGGCGGACCCTTCTGCGGCGGCACATAATCGACAATCCCATGCACCTCCAGGTCACGCTTCTTGGCGACCCGCAGCACGTCACCTGTGCTGTCCACCCACGCTTCCGGGTCGAGGTGGCCCCGCTTGTCCGCGATGCCGCCCATGTAGAACTTCCCGGACGTGTCGATCCCGGCGGCCCTCGCCTGATTGACCAGCCAGTCGGCCTGCTTGCGGGGAAGGTTGTTCAGCCACTCGCCAGCCATGCGGCCCTGCATGAACGCCCTGTCGGTGCCTCGCGTGCCAGGCGGCTGCTGGAGGGCACACATGGCGGCAAACCGCTCCGTCTGCCCGTCCGCGAGCATGCGGAGGTAGTGGGCCTGGACGCCACAACTGGCGGAGGCAATCTCGGGAGGAAGTGCGACTTCGGTGTTCATGGTGCCTATAGGTTCTTGTCCGCTCACGGCAGCATCTCGGGCGGAACCTGCGGGGGCGGCTGATCCGGCGGCGGAGGCTGGTCAGGAGGCGGCATCGGGCCATCTTGGGGCGGCCCGGCCGGCGGCCCTCCAGGCGGCGGCATCGGGCCTGGAGGCGGTGCCGGCGGGGGAGGGGGCGGCAACAGGTACGGCTTGGCGTCGATGTCCAGGCTGTCCGCCCAGTCGGAGATGAGGGCGTTCAGCGGATCGACCATGCCCATCGGGACGAGCCCTTGCAGGATCGGCCCAAGCGTCTGGAGGGCGGCCTGCATCTGCTCGACGCGGGTCGCCTTGTTCGGCTTCCTCGCACTGCCGGCCTCTACCCGGTACTCAAACTCTCGGGCCACCGTCGCCGGGTCCATGCTGGACACATGCTGTGCCCACGCCGCTGCACCCAGCGGACCCACGATGGAGTCCACGTCCTGCGGACGCAGCAGCCAGCGGGCCGCCAACGCCTCCCGGCGAGCCAGGAGACTCATGGCGTCCTCCAACCGATTCGCCATGTCGTCGGGCCTGACCGACAGTTGCTCCGCCTTCACGTTGGCTTCGGTGGCACTGCGTATCTGGCTGGAGGTCATAGCGTAGGCCAGTTCCGTCAGGCCGACGCGCTTGTCGAACTGCTGCGCCACAGCGTCCACGATCTTCCAGAGTTCCGGTGACACCTCCGGCAACTGGAACACCGAGATGAGGTCGTTCACGCTCCTGCCGAGCGTCTCACTGATCTCTACGACCTTGAATCCCTTTTCCGACTGCGACAGGATTTGATCCTTGATGTCCTGGTCGGCGGCCTTGCTCACGCCCAGCAGCGTCTCGCAACTGGTGGCGACACGCTGGGCGATGAACGACATGGCGAAGTTCAAGAACCGGAGTTCCCCGATGCCCGGCTTGATGTGGCTGATCGGCCAGACGTAGCCCGGCTTGCGGTGGAAGTCGAGCGGCACGAACGGCCAGCCATTCGCCTCCGCCCAGAACGGGATCGGCCACTGCACGGCCCGGAACAGTCCAGGCGGCACGCCGGAAGCCTCGTCCACCGGCTCCTCCAGCGACGAGGGCGGCATGTTCAGCGGGTACGGGATGCCCTCGCAGACGACGATGTAGCAGTTGTCGCCCACGCTATCGAAGGCACCGACGAGTTCCTTCGGGGCGTCCTTGAGCCTGTCGCCCAGCCCGGTCTTGCTCCAAATCTTCCAGTAGGTGACGAGTTCGTTCGACTTGCCTGCCCGCCGGCCTTTGTACTGGCCGTCGTCCTCACCGAAGATGCTCTCGCCGGCATCCCCGTCAATCGGCTTGGCACCGTCGATGTGGCCTTTGAGTTGCTCGCGATCCAGGCCGTACTGCCGGGCCACCACGTCAATCGGATGTGAGCAGCGGCGGGCACACCACGTTATGTCCTCGATCTCGGTGGCGTCCGGGTCCACCGTGAAGTTGTCCACGCTGTCCGCGAACGATCCCACGATCCCGATGTCGGAGCCGGGCAGCGTGACCATCTCGGTCCACCACACGCCCATGCCCTTGATGATCGCCTCGTCCACGACCCGGCGACTGTGCGTCTTGAGGTCGAGTTCGTTCGGCGTGTAGTTCAGATACCGCTCCATCAGCAGGGCGGCCACCTTCCGCACCTCCGTCCGCTGCAACGTCTCCTGAGCCGCCTGCTGGTACGCCATCATGGACTGGTCGTCCATGACGCCAACGACTTCGGGAGAGACGAAGGGGTACTTGGCGGGCGACACCGTTCGCACCGGGTTGCGGTGGTAGATGACGCTGCCAAACAACTTCACCGCCTCAAACACCCGGTTCACCTGCATGCGGAACGCAGGCGGGGCGATGGTGCGGTTGTAGCCGTACTCGTGACGGGCGTAGGTGTCCTTCCAGAACCAGTTGTGCGGCCCGTCGAAGAACGACATGGCCTCCCGGCCGTCCTCCGTGAAAGGACGCTTGTGCTTGAGAGACAGTTCGATCTTCTTGAGCCAGCCCGTCGCCAGAGAGCGAAGGGCGTCCTCACCCGTTCTTGGTTCCACCGTTTTGCTTCCTTGCAAGGGCAACCTGTTCCGTCAGGCTGGCGATCTGAGACATGAGTCCATCGAGTTTCCGCAACTGAGCGGTCTGCGGCGTGTACTCCCAGCAGCCCCACTGCCGCCACTCGGAGTTCTCCTGCAAGCCCGGATCGTCCTTGTGGCGGACGGACGGGCGCTCCAGGAATCCGGTGTTGGGCGAGAAGGTCAGGACGCTGACCGTCAGGACGCCCGGACGCTCCACGATCCAACCCAGCGTCGGATCGTTGCAGTTGAGCGGGTCGTGATACCAGTACACGCTCTCGCCAATGCGAACCGACGGCGGGCTAAACGACTCGGCTTCCATACTTTGCTCCTGACTGCGGGCCTAAAAAGATGAAGTCGTCGGACTCGGAGGCGAGTCGCTTTTTCCGCTTTCGCATCCAATCGACGTACCAGGGTTCTGGTCCGACTTCGACTTTAGGCTTGTGCCATCGAGGTCGATAGGCACAGAGGTACTCAAGACACTGGCAGGCGTGGACTTCGCCCCGCGTATTGGGCTGGTCGGTGACGATGTAGGTGCCGCCAACCAACTGGGTTTTGTGCTTGTACCGGCGGATTTCCCGCTCCAGGTCGGGGACGGCGTTCCGCAGCACCCGCAGGGATGGGCTCCCGTCAGGGCGGATGTGCAGGTAGTTCCGGACGGCCGACATGCGGGCCTGCACGTCGTCGCAGCCGGCCAGGAAACTGTGCCCCGTCGTCTGGCTGGCAACGCCCTGAGCCTTGAGTTGCTCGGTGTACAGTTCGACCGGGAGCCGGCCGGAGCCGATCTCACGCAGCCGGCCGCCGTGCATGTCGATCAAGAAGGCGTAGAAGTTCTGCCCCTTGCACTTCTCCTTCATCTTCTCCCCGAAGATGATGGCGTTGCAGTTGCGGATGTAGAGTTGGTCGTAGACCAGCAGCATGGACTCGTCGGGCGGCACGGCCGCGAACAGCACGGACGTGACGGCATGTCCAGGGTCGATGGCTAAGTACCGGCACCAATCGTCCGGGACGACCAGATTCGTCAGTTCCGTCCGGTCGTAGCCGTGAATGTGCATGGCGAACGTGGGGTAGCAGAGGATCGAGTCGCTGATGAACTCGCCCTCGCTGCGCATCCGCAGCACGTCCTCGCCCAACGCCGACCAGCCTTCGATACGCTTCCGCTTCTCGTCGTCCGGGATGTGCGGGTTGTCGAGGAACCGCAGTTGGAACTTGACGATGGTCGGGTTCTCGACGCCCTCCTCAGCCAACTTGTCAGCCCGCTCCGCAAGCGACTGGAGCGAGTCGTTCTTGCTGTGCGGCATGGCGGACCAACTCAGCACGCCTTTCCGGTCGGAGAGACGGGCCTGCATTTCCGGAACCCACGCATCGCCGTTGTTTACGTCCTCGTCGATGTGGACCCTGTTTGCCTGCCAGCCCTGCGGTGGCTCTCCCTCGCTGGAGAAGAAGTAGATTTGCCAGCCGTTCGTCAGCGTGCAGGACTGGATGTAGCGGGCGGATTTCAGAATCCACGACTTCTTCGCCACCATGCGGGGCGGAATCAGCGGCGGGGCGGGCTTGGACTCCCGTTCTCGGGCCGCATCCGTCACTGGGTTGTAGGCACGCCACTCACCCGTCTGCTCGTCCTTGATGATCTTGAACGCACCCGCCATGAACAGCATCGGGTAGACGACGAGCCCGATGTGCTTCCAGTCCTTGCCGACGATGGCGAGGATGCCGTCCTTCTCGGGGTACTTCCCGTGCGGGTCTTTGCCGCAGACGGCTCGGGCGTCCTCCACGAACGTGCAAAGCGACTTGCCGGAGCGATTGCCGCCCAGCACCAGGATTTCACTGGCCCGGCACTGGTGGATCTCCTCCTGCTTCGGCGTCGGCTGGTACAGCCGCAACGCCTCGATCCGGCGGCTCGCCAACTCCGCCTGCATCTCCTTGAGTTCGCTCTGCTGGAACGACCCCAATCGCTTGACGGACGGCAGCGGCGAAATCTGAGGGGGTTTGCGGCGCGACTTCGACATTGAGGAACCCTCCACCAATACTCATGGCAATACGGCTGAGACGCTGATCCAACTCGGACTCCAACTCCTCGTCCGACCACTGGGTCAGCGGCTTCTTGGCCCCGCCCAGTTCGGTGTTCTTCGTGACAAGGCGGACGATGCCCTCCAGCAACTTGGTGCGGTGCGATCCGCCGGGAGGGGCGTCGAAATACTGCTTGACCATCATGGCGGCGAACCCGTTGGACCCGCCGAAATACTCCATCAGCCGCTCCAGGAGTTCGCTGGAGTGCGGGATGTTCTCGCCGCCCCTGCCCGCTGCGGCCGTGAACGCCTTGAGGGCTCCGTCCTCGATGGCGGACATGTCCCGCTTCTTCTGCTTCAACTTCTTCCCGCGATTCACCTTCGCCCGGCACATGACGCAGCGGGCATCCCACGACCCGTCCTTCTTGACGCGATAGTGGTTTCTGGAAAGTGGAAAAGACTGGCCGCAGTCGGTGCAGGTCTTGTCGCTCATTTCAGCGTGCCCCCCTGCGGACCAACCGGCTTCCCGCCCCAGTAAACGTCACACTGGCCGCACAGACATCGCCCCTCCAAATACAAGGCGGCAAGGCGAAGCCGCTCAGGATCGTCCTTGAAGTGCCCAAGACCGAGATTGCAGTTCGTGCATAGCGCCCCACGAACTCGCCCGGACGTGTGGTCGTGATCCACTACAAGCATCACTCCGTCCGCTCCGCAAATAACGCACGACGGCAACTTCTTGGCCTCTAGCGCACGGGCAACGTCATTGACCCCGCGAGGCACGCGAACACCCTTGCGGTAATCGCTGCGACACTTGCGGCACCAACTATCCAGGCCGTTCTTCTTGCGGCGATTGACCGGAAAGAACTCCACAGTCTCAGGCCGCTCCTGGCGGCAGCGAGTGCATGTCAGCAATCCCATGCTCGCCTCGCTTTGCTCAAGCGACTGTCGGGGTCTTTGGCGGCCTCCGGGAACATCCTGGCCTGCCCGGCGCTTCTGGCGCAGAACGATTTGCGGCGGGCCTGCTCTGACTCGCTGGGGTCGTCCGCCTTCACGGGCGGCTTGAGGTTCCCGCCCGTCTCGCGGTTGTAGGACGCACGGCCGGCAGCGTTCAGCCCGCCCTCCGGGTCTTTCCCCTCCTTGCGAGTCCACGCAGCCGACTTCAGTTTCCGCACCCGGTCGCCATGCTCGTCCATGCGTCACCTGTCCGCCTGCGGGACACTCGTCACCATCGGGGCCATGCCGTCCTTCGGGGCAGGCACCGAGCCGGCACCGACCTCCCGCTTCACCTTGAAGTCCTCCAACTCGGGGAAGTCCAGCAGCCCTGCCGTGTGCAACTGGGCCATGATCGCCTGCCGGTCAGGCTGATCGAACTGACCCATCGGGCTAGGTTCGTTTGGCAAAGGCACTGTCGATACTCCCTATGAAAAGAGCAGGGGCCGCAGGTGGGCGTCCCTTCCCCCCTGCGGCCCCGCAACGTCGCGACGTGAGATGACCAGAATCAGAAGCCAGCACTGGTGCGGACAAGAATCCGGCCGGAGGTCGTGGCGCTCGTCTCGATGGCAAAGCCCAGAAGCGGGTTCGTGGACTGTGCCGCAGCCGAGCCGGCCGTAGCCGACAGACCGTAGGACGCACCAGCCGAAACGCTCGTCGCAGTCTTCGTCACCGTCGAGGGACCGCGAACCACCAGCCAGAACACCTCGTTGTTCGCCACGCCGGCCGCCGGGAGGTACTCGTCCACGACGCCCATGAGGGTCGTCGAGGTCGTTGCAAGGCCGTCCACCTCCGACAGGATGGCAGCGTCCTTGAACTTGGCGACCGAACCCGGCAGGAGAGCCGAGCCGCTCGTGTTCTTCACGGCGATGCACTCGACCGTCCGGTTGCTCTTGAGAGCGCCGGTCTTCGGGTCTTCGTCGCGGAACACCTTGCGGACGCCCACGACGTTGGACCCGTCGCCGTTCTCGGCCTCGTACATCGTCACGGTGACGCCAAGCGTCTGGCCGCGAGCGAATCCGGGATCAGCAGTCAGCGTACTCATCTGCGAGAACTCTCCTTCTGGTGGCTGTTGAGGGTCAGGCGAGGGCCGCGAACTTCACAAAGTTGCGGGGCGACTTCATCTTGATGTTGGCGAGGACACTGACGGCGTACCTGTACGCGGAAAGTTCCTCGTTGTAGAACGGTCCCTCTGCTTCCAGAAGGTTGCCGGTCATCACCTTCATCTCCATGTTGCCGATGGAGAGGGCGTAGCCGACGCCAGGAGGAACGGCGTAGTCACTCGCCGTCTCGATGCCGTCGATCTCCACCACATCACCGAAGCCGTAGGACCGCAGCCCGTTCGTCTTCGACACGATGGCCCGCTCGCGGAGGTCCAGCCGGTTGAGGAACTGGATGTAGAGCGACCGATCCAGGAGGATCATGTCGATCTGGTTCTCGCGAGTGTCGTTCCGCTTCGCGTGGTTGACCGACTCGCGGATCGCCTCGATGCACTGATCCTTCCAGGTCTGCGTCTGGCCGCCGAAGGCCGTGCTGGTGTAGTTGCACACCAGCGGCGACCAGAAGTCATACTCGGGGTCGGCCGGGACGCGAGGCCACGAGCCGGTCGCCAACTGCGAGCCGGCGTACTGGCCCAGACCCGTCTTGAGCCCGGCGTACTCGTCGTTCGGGAAGCCGAAGATGTCGGCGGCGTTGGCCGTCCGCTGGGCACCCGTCGAGATGTTCACCGTGCCGTTGACGGCGAACATGGACTCCAGGCCCATCCAGCGATTCTCGTTGCCGCTGGCATACCCGTCGATGAAAACCTCCTTTGCGAGGTGTTCCTCCATCGACTCCCGCAGCCGGTTGCTCATCTTCCCGGCCACGTCGATCAGTTGGGCCTGACCGCGATTCTCCAGCATCTCCCGCTTGCTGATCTGATCCGTCACGGAATAGCCGCGATACGGGAGGTTCGCTCGCTGCCAGAGCGCGTGGCGAGCGAAGACTCGCGGCGACTCGCCCGTGTAGGTGGACACGGGGATGTTGCGATAGCGGACCTGCCAGTCGAACCCGCGCCCGCCTTGATTCATCGCCACGTTGCCGTTGGCTTGCAGTGCGGCGAAGACCTTGAACTTCCGAAAAGTCGTCTGCTCTTCCTCCTTGAGATGGAGGGTCAGAGTAGTGCCGATGCTGCGAGCCCAGTCAACTGACGACGCCATGTCGATTTACCCTTTCAGATGATTCCGTCTCGGGCCAACTGCTTGGCGAGACGTTGCTCAAAGGTCAGAGGTGCTTGCGGTGTTCTCGGGTCGCTTGACCCCGCAGCCCTACTCGGATTGCGAGACGCTTCCCTTCTAAGAAACTCTATGTCCTTCTGTGCTTGAGTTGCGGCATCCGGTGCTGCTCGCTGCGGCGCATGAGCGGCCCGAGCAGCAGCCATCTGCTGCGGCAAAGCGGCCTCAAACGCACTGCGTTGAGCGCTCTGCGTCTGCATGCCACGCAGTTTGTCGAGCAGGTCACGCTCGATCATTTTCGTGGCGTATTCCCACCGCGCCTCTGCGGTGGAGATGCCCAACTTGGCGGCTTCCTCGATGTACGTCTGGGCCGCCAGCCCTTCCTGCGTCGGCGTCCTGCCGTCGGATTCGTACAGCCAGTCGGCGTTCTCTTTTTCCAGGCCGGAAACGTACTGGTGCTGCTGCACCTCCTGGAACTGCGTCTCCACGATCTGCTGGGCCTGACGCTGGGCGATCTCCTGGATCATCGGCCCCAGCGCTTCCTCCGGATTCGTGAGGAACTTCTGGGCGAAGTCGGCCTTGTACTTCTGGTATTCGTACAGGGCGTGCTTGGCGTCGAGAGGAGCGTCACCCGAGATGACCTCACGGCCGTTCTCGTCCTTCACGAGGTACTGCCGGTACGACTCGCGGACCTCCGGCGGGCTCCACCACTTCTTCACCGCCTCAGCGGCAGTGGTTTTCTGGACAGGCTGCTGGGGGGCGGGCTGCTCTCGCTGGGAAGCGAGCCATCGCTCAAAGGGCTCTCGGTTCTGGAGGTACTGCTGGGCGTATGGGATGTACTGCTGGTACTGCTGGAGGGCTTGAGTTGCGGCTTTCTCGCGCTCCATTGACGCATAGAGGCGACGAGCAATCGCCAGGTCGTCCTGCCCCTGGAACTCATCGAGATTCTTGAAGGCGTCCCAGACCGACTGCTGCGGAGCCGGTGCAGAAGTCGCCGCAGGTGCAGTTTCCGGCGTCGAGGGGGCACTGGATGCGGTTTCCGTCGAGGCGTCGGGCGTGGAGTCTACGGATTCGTCAATGACGGCGGCTTCGTCGCTCATGGGTTCCTTTCGCTACTGACTGGACTTGAGGCGATCTCGCAGGCGGGCGCGGGACTGGGCGTTTGGCCCAAGCGATCCGCTTGCCTCAAGTCCGTGATACGCCTCGTCCCGTGCTGTCGATAGCCTTTCGTTGTCACTCAAATCGCGATGCAGTTGGTCAGCGTCCCGTCGCGTCTGCTCCAGTTCCTCTGGAGACTTGTAGGAGAAGTCCTTTCCTGGCTGGCCGCCACCGACCCAGAACTGACGTGCGGATCGGTCGGGGATGCCGCCAAATGCCGCCTGCATGCCAAAGTTGAACGCCTGCTCCTGAGCCATGTCCTTTGCGAAATCAACGGCCAGTGGCTTGATCGCCGCTCGGCCGGCGGTTTTCAGTGCATGCGCCCCCGTGCCCATCGGGATGAGCATTGACGGGTCGATGGCTCGGACGGCGAACTCTGCCGGGTCGGTGATCCAGCCCGGAGGGGAGTAGCCCGTCGTGCGATGCCACCGCTCCGCCGCCAACGGCGTCGAGGCGGAATGAACTTGCCTCTGGAGTTCCGCGATCCTCGCCGCAACGTCCTTCCCGGCGGGCTTCGACCCAGCCGGAAAATCCGCCACAGGCGTGAAGGTGCCCAACTTGTAGTTGACATCTGCCGCGTGGTTGGCCCTCGCCCTGTCCCACGCCTCGCCATCCATGATGGCACTGCCCAGCGCTGCCGCAGCCCGCATCTGCACCGGCAGGAATGAGTCAACGGGCGTCAGCCCCTTGCCGCCATCCCCCGTCTCGCCGCTCCAGGACGTGAGGATGGCTTCTGCCGGGATCTCGGACCATGTAAGGTACGCGCCCGTGCCGGTGTCAGGGTTCGCGACAGCGTTCATCGCCGCGTTGCCCCAGCCGCCAAACCGCTGGTAGCCCCCAGACGTATCCGCGAACACGTCGCCGTACTCGCCGCGTCGGGCGAGACGCTGATCCTTGCTGCCGTCGTGATAGGCGATTGCCTGCTGGCGAACCGCCTTTTCGGCATGGTCTTTGATCGTGCTGCCGAAATCCAACTCGCCGCCGCCGCGAATGTTGCTTTTTGCCTGCTCGGAGTGCGTGCGGTTGTCGCGAATGGCCTTGAGGAAATCCTCGTCCCTGCCGAATCGCCGCATGTATTCATGCGACTCTGGATCGAGCAGGTGGATGGACTCCAGATACCGCATGCGAACCTCGTCCGGAGTCTTGCCCTCAGCCGCATACTCCGCCCGCGCAGCCTCTCTGGACTCGTGATTGGGCCAGGCACCAAGTTCGCCGCCTGCGTTCCCCACAGACGACCGCAACTTCGCTTGCATGCCGATCCGGTCGATGGCCTCATCCAGCGACCGGCTGGAGTTGATGCCGTGACGCTTGTAAATCTCGTCTATGACGGCTTGTTCCCGCGCAGGCCCAAACGCTCCGGGCTGTGCCTCCGACTTGGGCTTGGCCGGGAGGAGTTCCTCCAGGCCGGCTTCGTCTAGTCCCGCCATGTCACCGCTCCTCCGTCAGTCCAGAAAGGATGCCGGGCTGAGAGGCTCCGAGTGCCGCAGCCGGAAGAACCGACATGATTGGCATGCCGCGCTCCAGGATGTTGCGGCGAGCCACAGGCGTCATGCGAATGTGCGTTCCAGGTCGCGGCCTTCCGGCAGCAGCCCGGTGGGCGTCCTCCATGACATGAAACGCAGACCCCCAGTCCGGGAGCCGCTCCGCGTACCCCAAGAGCATGCCGGCAAGACTGCCCGCCTCTGGGCTGTCTCCGGCGTGCGACAAGACGGCGTTTATGGCTGGCTCTACCGTTGGCGTCTGGTTTTGCGACTTAGCCTTCACGATGTCATCGAAGACGTACTGGTAGTCCGCCGGAAGGACGCTTCTGTTTTTCAGCAGAACATCTGCCAACACTCCGGCGTCCTCTGGCGTGTGTCCGTACATCGGAGGCGGCCGGGTGTTGACGTACTCCCACCCCGAGTCGGTCGCCCGCATGGAGCCGTCGGGCACCATCAGTTCCATGCTCTGAAAATGCGGCGTATTGGATCCATGCTGAGACACGACAGCACCGCCGCTCTGGTCAAACTCCTTGAGTATCTTGCGTATACGTGACGGCATGTCCTGTTCGTAGAAGTGGCGCGCCGCAGCGACGGGCATCATCTCCGCCATGTTGGCGTTTTCGGCGCTCGGGAGCGTGATCGGCTTGCCTTCGGCGGCGGCCTGCAACACGACATGGCGTGCCAGGAAGTCCTTCCATCGGTCATCCTCAACCAGCGGGCTTATGGAATCACCGAAATTGCCACGAGTTGCCTCTAGGTGCTTGAGGGCAAAGGTGGACTTTCGCTCATCCAGGTGAACAGGATCTTCTGGCGGAGCGTTTTGAGTCCGGCGCTCCAGGTCTTCTGCGTGCGACAGCAGCGCGTCATGCAGCGCGTCGTAGTCGTCGGCCTTGTTCAGCGCCAGGCCGCGATCAGAGGCGAATTGCTTGAGGTACGCCTCTCGCCTGGAAAACAACTGCCCAATATCGCTCTGCACGTTTTGGACGGCTATTTCCCCTGGATTGCTGTGATAGCGAACCCAGTAGTCGGACCTGTGTGCGTCAACGGGCGTGTTTCCCGAGTCTGGGATCATGTGCCGCGAAGGGAGGCGGCTCATGGTTTTGCGTATGTCTGTCGTTCGCGGGTCAGAAAACAGAACCTCGCGATACCCGGAATGATCGCCGCGACGGCCCTGCTCGGTGTATTTGTGATACTGCGTGAGCGGATACGCCAATTCGTCGCTGAATGGCTCGCGGACATCCGCACGGGGCGGTAGGCCAGCCTTTTTTCGCTGCCATTCGTTCGTCGGCTCATACAAGCCGTCAACGTCGGATGGGTCTGGGGTTCCTGCGGCGCGCACCTCTGCTTCGGTCGGAGCCCGCTGGTCAACTCGCATGAGTTTCCCGAGCGGCCCCTCCTTCTTGATGTGATCCAGCACGTCGGCCGCAGAGACCTTCTGGCCCTTGCGTGCAGCCAGGAATCCGTCCAGGTCGGCGTACTTCAACTCCGCCGGCTTGGCACCGCCCCGCACTAGGGCGTTTGCCACCGACTCTGCCTTGACTGCCTCCGGGAGCCGCTCTGCCGCCTGCTCGGCAGACGAGACAAATCTCGGGGTCGGCGGTGCTGGCAGGAGTGCTGCCGGCTTGAACCCCTGCGCGGCCTCCTGCGCCATCAAGTAATGCGCTTCCTTCGCCAACTCCGCGACTTTATTCGCCCGCCCTAGACGAGTTCTGGCAATCGCGGCAGGAGTAGGCATAGAAATCCCTCACGGGATTTATGGCCGCGTGCGGGCGAATCCGGGACTCACTTCATCGGCTGGTCGATTAGGCCGCGAAGAAGTTGCATCCTGGCCGGCGGGTCGTCGTGCCGCATGACAGGATGCTGGAGTTTGGCCGGAGGGTCGTCGTACCGCATGACGGCACGCATCCCCTCCGGATCGACAGGCTTCTTGTCCGGGACGTGCAGGAGGCCCATCCGCTTGGCCTCGTCGTTCGGGATGTCGATCTGCCCCTTGATGGGCGTCCGGTACTTCGACGTGTCTACCTTCGGCGGCAGCGGCATGGCGGTTCTCCTTCCCAGGATTTATGGCCGCCTACCTCGCCAGTAGGTACAGGCCCACGTTGGAAAAGGCGTACCCGAGATACGCGATCCCCATGCCCGGATTGCCCCGCCAGAACTGCTCGGCGGAGACGTAGGCGTAGACCAGCCCGGTGAGTGCGATCAGCCAGCCGCTCATCCCGCCCGCTCCCGCAGGCCGTGCATCACGTCCACGAGCCCCTGCCAGTAGGAGGACGGCATGAGGGGCGTCTTGCCGGCCCGCTCGTCAGCGAGGCACAGGTCATGCTCGACCAGGAACATGCCCTGAGCCATGCGGATGGCGTCCCGCTCGGGGTCGGTGAGCCGCAGGCTGGCGATTTGCTCGTTCAGTTCTTCGATCTCAGCAAACTGCCGTCGCTCGACGGCGGTGCAGTCGCAATTCGCCGGCTTCTGGTCGCAGATTGGGCATGTCATGTTGTCTCATCCATGTTCACTTGCATCTCTCCGCATGGACCGCCACCCGGCTCCGTGTTAGGCGGCGAAGATGCCGCCGAATGCTGGTTCTGTGGCTACTTGTCTTCCGTTGGCGGTTCGGGAAACGGCATCCACGCGACAGGCTCTTTCACAACGTCACCGTCCGAGCAGCAAAATTGCAGCCCCATGTGGCCTTTCAGCCAGTAGGTTGCAGGTCGAACTCCAAGCCGCTTGAGCCTGTAGCGCCTGTGGCTGGTGTTTGACCACTCGTATTGACGGTGGGCAACGATGACTCGCTCCCCGCGTTTCGGCAGTTTCTTGTCCACGCTGATCCACCTCACCGCCGCCTCCTCCACGCTCACAGAACCACGCGATGCAGCGGACGAGCCGCTGATCGCAAGCGTTCTGTGGACTACTCATATACCGGGATTGGCGGCAGCGAGTATCCCTGTGTTTTCGTCACCGCTACCGCGTCCCGCTTGCTTCGGCAAACCACCGGATAAATCGGGTCACTCGGATCGTCGTAGTAGTCTCGGCACAACCACACAAGCGGCCGTCGCGAGTTGACGTGTAACAGTTTTTTGGTTTTGGCAACAGGTTTTTTGGACACGTCGCCTCCAGTAACAAGTAGGCCGCCCCTATCCACAGAACCAGCGGATGAAGCGGACGGCGAAGCCGCCGCTTATCCTGCGTGTTCTACCTCTCGCCACCACCACTTGCTTCTGCCTCCACTTGCGGGGCAGGCTCGGAATGCGTTGCCGACCGCCTGTACCCAGCCGTCGCCAGAGAGAACGCCAAGATCACAACAAACAGAACCCCAAAGGCGGCGTTGAAATCGTCATCCGGCGTTACTGGGCAGACCATCGTTTTCCTCTCTTGTAAATCCGGTAGAACCACGCGATGCAGCGGACGAGCCGCTGATCGCTGGCGTTCTCACGCTTACGGCTCATCACGCCAATCGCACAGGTCGCACAGCGGCAGTCGGACGCCGTACCCATTCTCTGCCGTCAGGTCTT